CACCGCGAAATTCGTCAATATGATGAACGCGACGAAGCAGCAGGAAGCGGCTGAACGTCAAGCCCAGATAGCGCAGAAAACGCTAGATTTGAAGACGAAAGAAGACGTGCGCGAAGAAGCGTTGCAAATCCCAAGATTAACTAAGATGCAGCAAGAGAACGCCATACAAGCGTTAACTATGTTTCGTGACGCCGTTGGTGATATAGATGAAAACGATATTAACGCAAAGGAAGCTGTGCGCGCTGACTTAGTAGCGCGAGTACCGGGCTACGATAAGTTTCTTCCGCCAGCATCATCGTGGACGGGCGATAAAATAAAACGTCTGATGATGGATTCGGCAAAAGAAATAGACAAACTTTACGCAACACCAGTTGCAAGCGTATCTGTTAACGACCGCACAGGGCAGACAACCAGCATCACTGCCGGCGGCTTAGACCCCCGCGCGGAAGTTATTGGTGAAGTCGCGCCTAGAACACCGACGGCGCCGCCAATGGCGGCACCGCAGGCAGCACCGCAGCAAACAACGCCCGGCCCAATACCAGTAGGTAAGTACGGCGAAACTAGAGTTGCGCCTGACGGTGGGCAACTTGACGATTTTCAGCAAGATCATGTTCGCCGAATGAAAGAAGAGTTGGGTATGACCAATACCCCTGCGTCCTTTACGCGCGGCGGCATGGGGCAGATGTCGCCGGCCATGGTTCCCGCCATTATTGACTCTGCAATGAAAACTGGCGTCATGGCGCAGATCGACCTTGATCAGATGTTAGCGATGACGCCCCCGCAAGCCCGTCAAGGGATTATGGATGTAATCCGCGACAGCAAGATTGCTTTGCAAGCTGACGCACCATCGTTGGCCGCTAGCGCAATGAACCAGCAGCAGCCAATGGCCCCTAATCCAGTACAAAGACCTGAAGCAAGGTTTGCTGATATGCGCGGCCCAGCGCCGCAATCGCGGACGGCTAATCTTGGTGGCGATATGGCGCCAATGCAGAATGTGATGGCACAATCGCAGGGCCGCACACCGTTTATAGCGCGCCGCGAATCGCCGGCCCCCGGCATTTACGGCGTACCCACGCAAGATGTGGCGGCGACATCGCGCGCCACGCGTCCGTCAAAGCAAGAAATGTATGACGCGGAAGCAGCAAAAATTAAAGCGCAACGCGATGCTGGGCCTCCGCCAGTAACGGCGCAGCAGAAAATTGCACGTAGGAGTGAAGTGGCACAGGCGTACAGCAAAACGCAGACGCTCATAGACAAAGCGTACAACCCGAAAGAAGGCATTATCTCGATTGCCAATAAAATCAAATCGCTTTCGGATGACCAGAAGGAAGCCATTACTGGCTACAGCGGGTACGTTCCTTCGTTCCGCGAATCCAGTAGAGAAGCGGACACGCTTTTTGGGAACTTAAAAGGTGTTGTTACGTCGCTAGGTAAAGATGCTGCCGCTGCTTCTGGCGCAGTCGGAAACATGGCGGTGCAAGAATGGAAGATTGCTGCCGACATGATTGCCAATCTTGATCTTGCAACTATGACGCCGCGCGCGCTTGACGCGCAGATGGACCGTATCATCGAACAAGTTAGCAACGCAACCAAACTTGCTGAACGCGTGTACGGCATTCAGTACGGCGAGGATGTTAAGCAATACCCTGATTTTAAACTAAGAGGTTCTCCGCCCGCCAGACCAAAAACGCCTGTAGTTAAAGGTGGGTCTAGGATTTCGCCTGACATTCAAAAGATATTGAAAAGCCGCGGCATATGAGCGCGTCTGATTTACGGCGTCTGGAAACAGGCATCCGCCAAGCGCACAAGCAAGGCGACACCAAAACGGTTGACGTTCTTGGTGCAGAACTGCGGCGCGTCCAAAAAATGCAGCCACCAAAGAAAGCGCCGCCTAAGCGTTCGTTGGTTGGCGCTGCCATAGAAGCTATACCTAATATCCCATCCAGTGCTGCTGAATTTGCAACAGGACTTTACACCGCCGTCACTAACCCCATTCAGACGGCTAGCAGTATGATGGATATTGCGGCAGGCGGATTAAAGACGGGCGCGGAAAAAGTACTGCCGAAGAACGTGTACAATTTTATCAATGATATGGACCGCGACCCCAAATCTGCGGAACGAGCCATGCGTGCGGCGCGGCAATTTGGCGGCCAGATGGCTGACCGTTACGGTACTCGTGATGCCATTTACAATACGCTGGCGACTGATCCAGTAGGTTTTGCGGCTGATATGTCAACGTTGCTGTCGGGCGGCGCTAGCGTTGCTGGCCGCGCGGGTAAAGTTGGCACCGCCGGCGTACTAAATAAAATGGCGCAAGCCACAAATCCTGTAAATGTGCTGAAGCCGGCTGGCCGTGCTGTTGCCAAAGCCGCTGGGCGGGCACCACTTAAAATTGCCAATGCTTTGGCGCCTAAGTCGGCGGCGTATATGGAAGCCGCCGAAGGGCGTGCGCCTGAACTTATCGCCCAGCTTCGCGCCCCCGGTGAGATCGTACCCGGCAGCAGACCAACCGCCGCGCAGCAAGCGTCGCCTTTGGGCCTGACTAAGTTTTCTGCAATGGGAGAGACTAGCGCCAAAGCAAAGCCATCTGAATATCTGGCCCGCGCAAACGAAGCCGAAGCAGCGCGTCTTGCCAGCCTTCGGACAGTTGGTGGAACGCCAAGTGATGTTACGGCGGCGAAAACCGCACGCAGAACAGCTACAGACCCGCTATATGCTGCGGCTGAAGCGCAGAAATTCCGTGCCGATCCGAAACTTATGGTGTTGGCGGATGACCCTTACATCAAGCAGGCAATGCCAGATGCTGCACGGCTTTCTGCGTCGCAGGGTGTGACGTTTGATAGCAACCCAACGCGGTATATCCACAACATTAAAATTTCGTTGGATAAGATGCTTACGAAAACCGGCGAGACTGCGTTGGCGTCTACTGAACGCGCGCAAGTTGCAAAGGTAAAGACGCAACTGGTTAATTGGCTGGAGTCTAAAGCGCCTGAGTACGGTGCGGCACGCACGACATTTGCCGAAAAGTCTAAACCAATTAACCAAATGGAAGTCGGTCAATACCTTGAAGGTAAACTTACTGCATCGCTAGAAGGCGCCCCAGAGCGCGCGGGTGTGTTTGCTACCGCCGTAAAGGATGCGCCGGGGACGTTGAAGCGCGCGACTACTGGCGAAGCGCGGTATAAGGAACTGACTGATGTGCTAACACCTGAGCAGGCGGGTGTTGTTAACGCTATACGCGACGATCTAAATCGCGTTCAGACTACCAAAACGCAAGCCCAGAAGGGTGCATCCGCCGCGCCGCGCATTACTCAGTTGGCGTCGCAAATTGGCGACGCGCCGGCGTTGCTAAACCGCGCCGCAACCATCGCAAACACAATTTGGAACCGTTTGCAGGGGCGAATTGATCGCAAGTTAGCTATCGAAATTGCTACAGAAATGCTTGACCCGCAACTAGCCGCGGCGGCCATAGAAAAAGCAGCGACGCGGGAGAGAAGGGCAGCTACAACAGGCCGCGTTACGGGCGCTGTCGGGCGTGGTACAGGTAAAGTCTTGACTTCGGGAGCCGTTAAGGCCGCCGCGCAGACGCAGAACATTATGACGCAAGCGCAAAACCAAAACGCCATGAACAACATATACGGGATTACTGATTTCCCTGACTTCGATCCTGAAACTGGTGAGCCGCTGATAGATATTGATTACTCCGAAGGGTATCCCGTGCCAATATACGGCACAGTACCCCGCAACATGATGAGGCGCTAACAATGGCTACTATCGACGAAACACAGGCCCAACTTAACACGCACGAACAGGTCTGCACGTTCAGGTACGAGAGCATCTGCGCGCGGCTGAAGCGTCTTGAAACCGTAGGTATGACCGCGACAGGTACGATCATTGTGCTGCTGATTGGCATACTGGTAAGCATCCTGCAAAAAGGTGTCTAAGGAGAGCGTATGCGCGTAGTCAGCTTACTGCTAGCGGCGCTGGCGCTGATGGGCTGCCAAGACCGCTACCGCTACGATTGCCAAGACCCTGCGAACTGGCAAGCCGAAATCTGCAAGAAGCCCAAGTGCATCGCTATGGGCTACTGCACCGAATGGCTAATAAATACGGGTGAAGAAAATGAAGCCGACTAACGAATGGTCGCCAGAGGAACTGCTGCGGTTCATCGTCGGCATCGTTCTGTCGCTGACACTTACCTTTATCGTTGCGACTGTGCTATACTCGTTGGTGTTTGTATCGCAGCCAATGGAAGGGCAGTCCCCTAACGACGCTGAGTTTTTTAAGTTGATCAACCCGATAGCAACGTTCATTGTCGGCGCGTTGGCAGGATTGATGGCTGGGCAGGGCAGCGGCCCTATGAAGAAAAAGGATAAAGAAGATGAACTTCCTAAATAGTTTTGAAAGCAAGCAAGACGGCGTCAATGATACCGTTGAGTTTGTTATCCGCGTTGCCATCGTCACGCTGTCTGCGGTTATCCTTGTTGTTGTGCTGGCGCTTGTCGCCGGCTTGTTCATGCCAAACGATGTCGTGGACAGCACTGCCATCCTTGAGATGATTAACCCTGCGTTCCAGACCATCATCGGTGCGCTTGTCGGGCTGCTTGGCGGCTTGAGCCTTAACGCTAACGCCCGCGACAAGGTCGAGCCTGAGCCAGAACCAGAAGCACCGCTTGAACTGACGCCGGCGATGGCGCCAGCGGCGGATGATGACGATGATGATGACGATATGGCCCCGTGGGAGAAGTACCGCAACGACCTACGCTACGACGCCAACGGCGACGGCGTGGTTGACGCAGATGACTTCCCTGATTGGCGGAGTGCTGAACGATGAGCCTTATAAACCTTCAACAGAAAATAGGAGTAACGGCAGATGGCGCGTTCGGCCCGGGCACATTTAAGGCGGCTGCGGCTTATTATAAGCTATCACCTAATCGTGCAGCGCATTTCTTTGCTCAAACGGCGCATGAGTCGGGCAACTTCAAAGCGTTCAGCGAGAACCTGAACTACGGCGCTAAGGGTTTGCGCGGCATCTTCCGTAAGTACTTCCCGACCGACGCGCTGGCACGCGCCTATGAGCGCAAGCCTGCAAAGATTGCTAACCGCGTTTACGGCAACCGCATGGGTAATGGCGACGAAGCGTCAGGCGAAGGTTTTGCTTTTCGCGGGCGCGGAGCCTTACAACTCACTGGAAAATTTAACTATTCTGAGTTTGCTAAGTATGTGAACCGCCCTGACGTGATGACGAACCCCGATCTGGTGGCGACAGAACTGGCCTTTGAAAGTGCGCTTTGGTTCTTTGACAAAAATAAGCTATGGTCCATCTGCGACCAAGGCATCAACGATGCTGCCATTCTGGCGCTAACGAAGCGGATCAACGGGGGCACACACGGCCTTGATGACCGCAAACTGAAAACCAAGAAGTACGCTGCTTGGTTGTAAGGAGAGTACCATGAACTTAAAGAACCTCATCACGAAGATCGCCGTAAAAGAAGTTGCCGGCAAAATTCAACCTATGGACAACGCGCCGAAGACTACCCTTGGTTGGAAAGCCAAGCTGGCTGGCGTGCTTGCCATCATCGGCGCAGCAGCAACTGCGCTGTCGCAATATCTGGCTTAGGTTCGCCTAGCCATCATACGCCCGATCAGTATAACCATCGGGCCTAAGTCTTCTGGTGATTGCCCTGCGCGTAGCATGGCAATCACCATTTCTAGCGCCTCAGCGGTTGCCGCTGCATGGTCTGTCATTTCTTTAACCCTATCATAATCTCGACGCGCTCCCGCGCCGTCCGCATGGCAGAGTAACGCTGGTGCAACCGCCGGGCGATGGCTGGCCGCTTGTGCGTCTTCAGTTCAGCGTCCAGCGCCTGCTTTAGCTGCTCTTCTGTAAGGTCAGACAGCACGGCAATCATCGACCGCCAGTTTAGTTTACTCATTTTTCAATTCCTCTAATGCTATGTCGGACACCGCACGCTTGTCGTGCAGCGCCGCCCATATGCGTTCGTCGATACTCTTTTCGGTCAGCATTACATAGACCCAGACATCCTTTGTCTGGCCGCTGCGATGCAGCCGCCCGACCGTCTGTTCGTACAGTTCCAGCGACCACGGCAGCGACAGGAACACCATGTGGCATCCGCCATGCTGTAGGTTCAGCCCGTGGCCTGCCGACTTAGGGTGGGCCAGCAGCAACTCGACCTTGCCTGCGTTCCAGCGTTCGATGACGTTGTCATCATCCATCGTCTGCGCGTGCGGGAAACGGCGCTTCAGTTCTGCCAACTCTTCCTGATAAGTGTACGCTACTAGCGTATTGGCCCGCTGGTTTTCTGCCAGCAGTTCCTCCAGCCGGTCAAACTTGTGGCTGCTGAACCAGATGGACGGCGTGCCTGCGTCGCGGTTGTAGACAAAGCCAGACGCCATCTGTTGCAACTTGGTCGTTACCGCTGCCGCGTTCTGCGCTACGATCTGGTCATCACCAAAACGCACGACATACTCGCGCTTCATCTTTTCGTATGGCGCACGGTCTGTCAGCGGCACGCGCACCTCAGTAACATGGCATGGCGGCAGCTTGTCCTTGTACTCGCCCGGCTCCAGCACGAACGTCGCAGGGCGGATGCGCTTCATAACTTGCTCAAGCCCGCCGGCTGCGGGAACCCATTGGCCGAAGTCGCGGTTGGTGCAGATAAAATACTGCTGCATGAACGCACCCTTGGCACGGCCCAGCAGCCCTTGGTCAATGATCTTGCACTGGCCGAAGACATCCTCAAGGCCGTTCGACGTGAACGAGCCGGTCAGCCCCCAGCGTATTTTCATGGACGCCATCATCTTTTCCAGCGCCTTGAAGCGTTTGCCTGATGGGTTCTTCAGCCGCGTCAGTTCGTCGAACACAACGCCGTCGAAACTGGATAAGTCCTCTAGCTTATCTAGGTTGTCATAGTTAATGACCACCACACTGGCATCGCTCTGAAGTGCTGCGATGCGTTGCGACGGCGTGCCGACAGCAAGTGCAGGGGCGATGCCAGACCACTTCGGCGCTTCCACCGGCCACACATCTGTGCAGACACGCTTGGGCGCTACCACCAGCCAGCGGTTGACGATGCCGTCGCGCAGCATCTCATCCATCGCCGTCAATGTAATGGCGGTCTTGCCAGCACCGACAGGCGCAAGGATCATGGCGCGGTCACGCTCGTACAGGAACGTTGCCGCCTGCTCCTGATATGGCCTTAGCTGAAGCGTTTGAGCCATGCGTCTATGTCCTCTATCGACCACAGACACGCGTAGTGCTGCTTAGTGTGTGCCATCTCTTCTGAAAAGATACGCTGCAACGCAGACAGGCGTCCGTTAGGCTGCTTGATCTCTACGAACCAAGCCTCGCCGTTAGGCATACAGGCTATGCGGTCGGCAACACCTATCTGTGTCACGCTGCGGAACTTATAGGCAAAACCGCCTAGCGCCCGCACACGTTTACAGAAATACCGCTCTATTTCTTTCTCAGTCATGACGAAGGGCTACTCCAAAATTTTTTGCATTTCAAGGCTTGCATCAAATTTTGTTGTCTGTATGGTGGCGGTTCAAACAATAAAGTGAGGTACAGTATGCAACATAGTAAGATAGTCGGCGGTTCGACCGCCAAGCGCGTCATAGCCTGCCCCGGCAGCGTGGCGCTAGTGGACACCATGCCGCCCCAGCCCAGCAGCAGCTACGCCGACGAAGGCACGCTCCTGCACGACACCATAGCGTCGGTGTTAGAGAGCGACCTTGACCCGTACAGCATGGTCGGCACGACATACGCTAGTAGCGTACTGACCGAAGCGTTGGTCGATGACAAGCTGGTGGTGGCGCTGCGTGCGCTGGACGAAATAGACCCGCAGGGGGAGATGGAATATGCGGTTGAAAGCAGGGTTGGCTTTGGTGATTTTCTGCCTGACGTTTTTGGTTCTACCGATCTTCTTGGTCGCCTTGGTGATAGAGCGGTTGTTTTGGATTGGAAGTTTGGTGACGGGGTGGCTGTCGAAGCTATCGAGAACGCCCAATTACTCTTCTACGCTGCGGCTGCTAAACGCACGGCGGAAACGGCGTGGGCGTTTGACGGGGCTAAAGAAGTAGAACTGATCATCGTGCAGCCGCCTTACGTTAAGCGGTGGGTGACAACGCTGGAGCGCGTTGACGCGTTTGAGAAGGAACTTGCCGCTGCCGTCAAGATTGCTGCGCGGCCAGACGCGCCGTTGGCATCAGGCGACCATTGCAAGTGGTGCGCTGCCAAGCCTGTCTGCCCTGTCATGACCGGCGCTGTAGACCGCGCGCTAAAGGCCAAGGTTGATGCGCTGCCAATGGATCAGATAGCGCACTATTTGGAACAGGCGCCGTTGGTCGAGGCGTTCATTAAGGATTTGCAGCAGTTGGCGCATGGGCTTCTGGAAAGCGGGACTAAAGTCCCCGGCTGGAAGCTGGTCAACAAACGCGCAACACGGCAGTGGACAAACGAGGATAAAGCTGTAGCCTTCATGACCCAAGCGGGCGTGGAAGCATGGGCCGATCCGAAACCATTGTCGCCCGCACAAGCGGAAAAGGCTTTGAAGAAAGCCAAAATAGAATTGCCAGCGGACTTAATCGTCGCTGTCTCCAGTGGCTCTACCCTTGCGCCGGAAAGTGATTCTCGGCCAGCGGTCTTGCAGATCGGACAGATGCTTACCAAAGCTATGTCCAAAATCCAGTAACGTAAAAAGGAATACAGTAATGTCCAATATCACAACTTTTGGCGGCGCTAACTTGCCGTCAGTACAATCGCTCTCTGGCGCTTTGCGTTCCATTCAGTCTGACGCCGGTGCAACTGGGTCAGTCATCTTGAAAATGGACAAGACAGGCCATTGGGTTTTCGGTGCAGACCAGACCGAAGTCGAGGAAGGCAGCCTGTGGGCCGCTAACCCGTTCTCGTTCGTCCACGGTTTTATTGCGTGGGGCGACGGCGAAGTGTTGGCTGAGAAGCTGGTGCCGGTGTCAGAGCCGCTGCCAGAGTTAGAGCCGGCCCCGTCAGGCGCAAAGCGCGGATGGGAAATGCAAGTTGGCATGGTGCTGGTTTGCACAAACGGCGAAGACAAAGATATGCAGGCACGCTTCACCGCTACGTCAGTCGGTGGCAAGCGCGCCGTGCAGGCGTTGGCCGTTGCCATCGCTGATCAGGTCGAGAAAGACCAGACTAAGCCTGTGCCATTGCTTGAACTGAAGACCGAGCATTACCAGCACAAGTCTTATGGGCGTATCTTTACGCCTATCTTTGATATTACCGATTGGGTGTCTATGGACGCCGACTCGGTTGCAGAGGCAGATGATGCAGAGTTGGAAGTCGCTGCTGAACCTGATGCCGCTGAAGGTGCGCGTCGCCGGCGTCGCGTAGTTTAAGTGGTGCGAAAGCTGGGGGCGTATCCACCATGCCCCCAGCGAGTAGCAGAAGAGTGAGAACTTCTATGTATATTTTATTTATTCTTGGGGCTTTGTCGGGCGTCGGCATTGTTGTCCTCATAGCTATCGAAATTGCCACCCAAAAAGAAGAGCGCAGACATGAAGCTTGTATGCGCCGTAAGAGATGCGGCAAATGACTAAATTATGGGTAGACTTTGAAACGCGCAGCCGGTGCGACCTTCGCAGCCGCGGCGTGTACAATTACGCGCAGGACGCCAGCACCGACGTGCTGTGTATGTCATACGCATTTGATGACGAAGACGTGCGGACGTGGCTCCCCGGTGAGCCTTTCCCGCAAGCCGTTAAAGATCACAAGGGGCTAGTGTACGCGCACAACGCAGCGTTTGAGCGCCTGATATTCTGGTATGTCCTTCAGGTCGAGTTTAAGCTGGAGCAGTTCTATTGCACCGCAGCCCAAGCCCGCGCCAACTGTGCGCCGGGTAGCCTTGAGGATGTGGGCCGGTTCGCTGGCGCGACCATGAAGAAAGACCACCGCGGCGGACAACTGATCCGCGCGCTGTCCATCCCGCAGCCAGACGGCGAGTTCCGCCAAGACGCAAAGCTGATGCAAGAGATGGTTGACTATTGCGAACAGGATGTGCGGGCCATGCGTGCCATCACGCTGGCGCAGCGTCCGCTGTCGGCTGAAGAGTTGGTTGACTATCACGTCAACGAGCGCATCAACGACCGCGGCGTGCTGCTCGACCGGCCATTGGCGCTAGCAGCGGTGCGCTACGCTGAAGCTGAATTGACAGAGATACAAGACATCGTCGCAGAGGTGACGCATGGCGAGATTAAGTCCGTCCGCAGCCCGAAGATGAAGAAGTGGGTGTTGGACAGGGTAGGGCCGCAAGCACTTGAACTGGCTACCATTTACAAGGATGGCGAACCTAAGCTATCCATCGACAAGAACGTGCGGGCTAACTTGCTCACGTTGGCAGGGGAGAACGCGGATGAAGTACCATCGGAAGTTGCGGAAGTCATCCAGTGCGCGGACGATCTGTGGGCATCGTCCGTCGCTAAATTCCAACGTGCAGCGGCGCTTGCTGATGCGGAGGATTTTCGCGTTAGAGGAGCGTTCGTATTTTCTGGAGGCAGTGCTACTGGGCGCGCTTCATCGTTTGGGCTTCAGGTCCATAACTTCCCAAGAAAGTGCGCCGCAGACCCTGCATTAGTAAGGCAGGCTATGGTGCGCGGTCACAGGATCGTTCCCGATCATGGCCGGCGCGTAACAGACGTGCTGAAAGGTATGCTGCGCCCGTCGCTGATGGCTGACAAAGGCAAGCGCCTTGTCGTTGCCGATTGGGCTGCGATTGAAGCGCGGGTGACGCCGTGGGCGTCCAACAGCACCTTTGGCGCGAACAAGCTGGACATCTTTGCCAAGGGTGAGGACGTGTACAAGCATAACGCTATGGCTACCTTCCATGTCGGCTATGATGACGTTAACAAAGACCAGCGCCAGATCGGCAAGGTTCAAGAGTTAGCCTGTGGCTTTGCCGGCGGCGTTGGTGCGTTCGCCAGCATGGGCCGCATCTATGGTCTGATAATGTCAGAAAGCAACGCCAAGCGGATGGTTGACGCATGGCGCAGGGCTAACAAGTGGGCCGTGCCGTACTGGGCTGGCCTTGAAGAGACTTATATGCGTGCCATGCGGAACAAGAACTGTGAGTTTACGACGGGCCGCATCACATATTTATTCGACGGACTGCATCTTTGGTATGCGCTTCCGTCTGGACGTGTGTTATGTTATCCTTTCGCCCGTTTCAACGAGGAAGGCGACCTGACCTACGCGAAGGCTTCTTGGAAGCCAGCCGCTGATGCGAAGGAGTGGCCGAGGGCGCGGCTATGGCGCGGTTTGGCGTGTGAGAACATCACGCAGGCTGTCGCCAACGACTTGCTGCGCTACGCTTTGCGCCGGCTGGACGATGTAGTTTTGCACATCCACGATGAAATCGTCTTGGAAGTGCCAGAAGCAGATGCAGAGGCCGCAGCAGCGCGGCTGGTGAAGGTTATGTGTGAGCCGCCACCTTGGGCAGCAGGGCTACCCCTGAACGCTGAAGTGGCAATTATGGAACGTTATGGCAAATAAGGAGCAAGCGATGAGTGAGGATCGCCAGAAGTTTATAGACTACATAGTTGGATTAGCCGCTGATACAGTGGGCGAGACAGCTTTGTTAGTGCGTCAGAAGCCCACACGCGGCGAGGACGGCAACCTGATTTACCATGCAGACGGCGCGCCAAAGGCCACCTTTCCTGCGTTCCTGCCCGAAAAGGCCCGCATCAAGGACGATGAGGCATGGTATGTCAACACTGGCTCGTTCGTCGTTGACCGCTTTGTAGACGGCAAGCCGGCTGCTAAGTCCAGCAACGTCGAGTTCGTCCTGTTTATGATGCTGGATGACATCGGCACAAAGTCAAAGACGCCGCCGCTTGACCCGACATGGATACTGGAAACCAGCGAAGGTTCGTTCCAGTGGGGCTATGCGTTCAACGAACAACCAAACAAAGGCGATTTCTGCGCTGCCGTCAAGGCTATTGCAGACGCTGGCTACACTGATCCGGGCGCGACCAACGCTGTCCGTAACTGTCGCATCCCCGGCAGCGTTAACTTAAAGAGCGGACGCGGCAACTTTCCTGCGCGGCTGGTCGAGTTCCACCCAGACCGCGAATACACGTTAGATCAGATTTGCACTGCTTTAGGTGTGACGCCCGAAGAAGGCGACACAGCGGATTATAAAGCCGTAAAGATACGCGACACGGGGATGGACAACGTCCTGACATGGTTGAGCGAAAAGAACTTAGTTCTTAGCACTATCAACAACGACGGCTGGTGCGCCATCGTCTGCCCTAACCATCTGGAACACAGCGACGGCATGATCGAGGCGCGCTACAAGCCGCTTGATCGTTCGTTCTGCTGCTATCATGGGCATTGCCAAGACTTAGACAGCCGGACGTTTCTTAGTTGGGTAGCCAATGAAGGTGGCCCGAAGGCAACGCCGGGCTTGCGTGACGAATTGATCGCTGAACGGATGGCGTCGATGATGGACAAGATTTCGCCTACGGAAGCCTTCCCTGATGAAGCCGCAGCGCGTGTGCGTGAGGTCGAAAAGAAAGAGGCAGGACGGCTGGAACAAAGCGAGTGGTTTGAGCGTTTCGCTTACATACAGTCTGATGATTGCTATTTCGACATGGTCACACGTCAAGAGATAGCGCGTAACGTCTTTAACGCCCTGTTCCGTCACGTTGACTGTCGCTCCATTCACAAGAAAACGCAGCGTGTGCAATCATCCATCTATTTTGATGAGCGTCGGCAGGATCGCGGCGCGCCAGCATTGGCAGCCGTGACGTTTGCCGCTGGTGATGATGTGCTAGTAACGCGCGACGGGTTGGTCTACGGCAACAGGTGGACAAATGCCCGCCCTGATGTAGCTGACAGCGACAAGATCGCGGATCACGATGTCGAGCCTTGGCTTGAGCATTGCCGCAATCTGATTACGGATGACAGGGATTTAGACCATATCCTTAACGCTATGGCGTTCAAGATACAGAACCCGCGCGTTAAGATTAACCATGCCATCCTGATTGGCGGCGATGAAGGCGCGGGCAAGGATACTATATTCCAACCGTTCCTATGGGCGCTGGGCGGCAGTAACTGGCGCAACAGGTCGGTCATCGAAGCTGGCGGATTGGAAAGCCAGTGGGGTTATGCGCTTGAGGCTGAAGTGGTCATCCTGAACGAGTTGAAGGAACCAGAAGCCCGCGAACGCCGCGCTATGGCTAACAAGCTAAAACCGCTGATCGCTGCGCCGCCTGCAACGCTGTCGGTTAACCGTAAGGGTATGCACCCCTATGATTTGGTCAACCGCTTGATGGTGCTTGCATACACGAACGACTCGCTGCCTATCACCCTGCCTACGCAGGATCGCCGTTGGTTCTGCGTCTGGACGCACGCGCCACGCATGACAACGCCAGCAGCCGACGCGCTGTGGGGCTGGTATGAGACAGGCGGCTATGAAAAGTGCGCCGCTTGGCTGTGGCAGCGCGACGTGTCGCGGTTCAACCCTTCTGCGCCGCCGCCAGTAACCGAATGGAAGCTGAACATGGTCGAGCATGGTATGAGCGCCGCCGAAAGCTATCTGGTCGAGTTGATGCGCCAGCGTGGGGGTCTGTTTGCTGATGGTGTTATCGGTGGGCCGTTTCATCGCATCTGCGACTTGCTTGGGCCTCTATTGCCTGTCGGCATAAAGGTTCCACCGGCTGCACTGCTTCATGCGTTTAAGGAAGCTGGCTGGATCGACATGGGCCGCCTCAATTCAAAAGAACATATGAACAAAAAGCATATCTTTGCCGCGCCTGAAGTGATCCAAAAATATAACAAATCAGAGTTGCGCCGCATGGCGGAAGTGTTGCCAAACAGTAGTATTATGCCAACGCTAGGCAAGAATTGACAACCAATGGGTTGCAGTGATATATGGGCATAGTTGGTAATGCTCTACTAACCCTCTTGGTGTCGCTTTGCTGACCCTTTTAAGCCCCCTGCGTCCTCACTCCGCAGGGGGCTTTTCTTTTATTCATCTTTTAACGCTGCTTCTGCGTCTTCGATTAACTCTATCGGCGGCCAGCGCAGATAGTTTACAAGTTCGGCGCTTAACACGCCAAGGTCTTCCAAGCGTTCCATCAGGCGGTAAGCCAAGGTAGCTTCGGCCCGTTCGGTGTATCTGTCGGGCAGCGCGTCATCATCATCGATCATTCTGGTGTCCAATCTTTAGGGTATGGCACTGACTTGTAACTGGTTCTGTAAAGTCTGCCGTTTTCGTCATAATGCTCGGTTACTGTCGAGCCGTCATCGTTCAGGACAACGGCAAGGTCGCCAAGCAGATGCAATGGTCGCCCGGTCTTAGGGTCGATGCGGTATTTTATTTCTTTGGTCATTTCTTTTCCTCAATCCAAAAGTGGTGCACCATGTAATGCGTAGCGGTTTCGTCTGTCACCCTTTCACCTATCCCGCCGCTTGCGGTGGTCAGGTGATTGGTGAAGGTGTTGGGGTCTTTAGCTGAACGCACCGCAGGGATGCGTGTCAGTTTCATATAGCCGTTTTGGTCGGTCATATGTCACCCTAACCTAGTGATGAACGTGACGCCGTTGATCGTGCGGCACATGAAGCACTTGCCGTTACGGATGCCGTATTGCGACACGTTGCGGCTGGTGCGCTTGGCTGCGCCCTTGTCGGTGGCTGGCATAGTGCCAACATCGCCAACGGCCAGCGTTCCCATTGGGTAAAACATGGGGCGGCTCACGTTATCAGTCCCCGCGCTACGCAAGCCTGTCGCAGATGTTCAGGACGGACACCCCACCGCTTATAGATGTTGCCATAGTCGCGCCTAACGTCTGACAGGTGCGCTTCCTGCGCCCGTAGCGCAGCCTTTAGCTTGTCATGCTCTTTTATAGCTTTCGCCGCTGTGCGTAGCACGCGCATTTGGTCTTTGGTGTCGAGATTGCTCATATTATAGTTCCACTGTTATGTCGGGCTTCGCCCGTTTGTCGTTTAGTCGGTTAAGCCAAAAGGTTTGATCGTCACCAAATGACCGTGCTGCGTGATACTTGAACAGCGCAACGGCTAGCGGGTCGTAACCCTTCCACTTGTGCGTCACGATCAGGGGCGATGGCATCATGGCTTCTAGGCTGGTGCGCGTTGGGCGTTCCTTAGCCTTTGCCACAGCGTCTAGATCGCGCAACGTCAAGTTGATGTTAAACTCGCGGTTTATATGCTGCACCACGGCGGTTTTGTCGGTGATGTAGCCGCACAGATGCTTGATGCGCTTTCTAACAGCGTGTTCCATTAGCGTTTGTCCCGCTTGACGTATTTGCCGGATTTAGGATCGCGCATGACTGCGTTGCGCTTCCAATGTAGCAGTTCCTTTGTGTCGCGCACCCATGCTTTGCGGAACCAGTTATATTGCCGGTGCGTATCCCATAGGATAGCCAATGTTGCGGCTTGTGCGGCTAACAGAACCGCAATTGTCATATATTCGGGTGACATAGTTAATCCTCCAATATTAGTGTTAATAGGAATAGTGCGGCGCCAGCGATTAGCGCGGTCATTCTGCCATATCGTCGCGCAGGGCGTTATTCTCAGCGACTAAGCGGTCATATAGTATCTGCAATTGCTCTAATTGGTCTTCAACGTCCAACAGAACGCTTAGGCGCTCGGCCAGCACAACAGACAGTTCGTGTGTGTGTTCTAGTGTGGCGTTCACTAACTCCCGATCTGAGAGCATACTTAGATAGGTTCGATCTTGATTTGTCATTTCTCAGTTTCCTTTTGCTTTTGCGATTGCGGCTTGCGCTGCGACAATGGCAGCGGTTTCGTATCCTTCATCGTCATATTGGGCATGATCGGCAAATAGCGCCAACATAGTATCCAGTGCTGCCAACATCTCGTTGTAGCTGTCTTGCATCGCCAAGATCGCGGTTAGGTTCTCGACGCTATCGTCGTATAGTTCGCCCTCATTGTTTACGGCGTTGCCCATTAGCACGCATTTGTTGCTTTGGATTAGCTCGCGCACGGTGCGGAATATGTCGTTAGTCATGGTTCAGTTTCCTTTTAATGTAATGATGATTGATGTGATGGATAGCAGCAGCACGGCGACAAAGCCGGCTGTGGCTAAGACGTGCGCGATCATGCGCCCTCCACTTCGACGAAATAATAGCCATCGCCTTTGACGTTGCCACCTTGGGCAAACTTGCCCGTCCAGCCTAGCTTAGCCATTAGAGCGTCAGCAGCGGCCTTGTGGGCATTGTCAGTGCTTAGCGCATAGTCATAGCCAACTGTAATGCTGCCCGCCCATGCGGACGCCTTGATGCGGCTCCCCTTGGTGTTGGTTGGTTTGATGTGCTTGGTTTCGATTGCTTGGAACATTTCACTCACTCCTGTTGTTGGCACTAGCGCCAGCCTCGCGGCGGATTGCTCCGCCGTCCGGTGGTGTTAGTCAGCGTAGAAACAAAGGTCGAAATTGTAATGCGGCTCCGCAAAGATGCCGATTTGGCAAAGCGCATCGCTGGCAACTAGCGCCCATGAATAAGGGCCACCTTCAAACGACACACGCCAGCCGCCGCGCTCTGGCCGCATGAAGCACTCGATCTCTGGCTTGCAGCCAATATCAGCGGCAAACTTGCACATGGCATCGTATGCGGCCTTAGCGCGCCCCTTGGGGCTTTTGCGCTTAACAGCGGCCAGCGCCACACGTTCGGCCAGCATGGTAGAGCCTTCGCCGTAGTAATAACCCTCATTCTTGAAGGCGTATTCTAGGTTCAATGTGATTGCTTGTGTCATGCCATGTCTCCCATTGCTTGCGCCCACAGGCTATTGCAGATGTCGTTGTCGGTGTGGTCTTGGATCAGTTCGCTGCCATCGTCGGCATTGCCCCAGACAAGATAGAGACTGCCAGCGTAGTTACCATTGGCGTCTATCAAGCGCAGCGTATCTTCGCCTGTGGTGGCTAAGGCGCGCGACACAGGCGTCCACATGGTTGCGCGCTTTACAGTCCATTCTTCACCATCGTTTACGTCGATTTCGCAGCCAGCAGCTAACGCTGCGCGGACTAGTTTGCGCGCTACTGTGCGTTCACCTTGTGTGGTGTAGTGATCAAAAGATGTAGTCATGGTTCTCACTCCAGTTGAATTGATTAATACTGATCTGCGCTCTGCGCCCACATTGTCTGACGCATCGCGTCTTCCCAACCTAAATGCCAGCGGTTCCAACGGCTGTCGATTGAGCGGTCGCTGCTAGAGCTATAAGGACAATCGACGCTACGGTCGCCGCGCCCAAATGCGTTGTATCCATCGTGATACTCTACGTTGTCGGTTCTGGTGTATTCGGTCATTTCACTCACTCCGTTTGAAAAGGTCTGCGCGACGAGCTGCGCCGCGCAGGATAGGTTTACCATTCGCCGCCAGCGGCACGGACTTCGTCGCGGCGCTCTGCCAGCGGCGCAAGCGCATCGCGGACATTGGCGATTGCTTGTGCGACTGTCTCTGCGCCGTCTAAGCACTCAAGGATGTCACCGTCTGACCAGCACTCTACAACATAGTCCCAGCCGTCAGATTCGTATGTCCGCAGCGCGTGATTGCGGACGGCATTGATAAGGTCTTGTTCGTTCATGTCATTCACTCCTACAGCGTCATGCTGTGCCCTCATTCTACATTTTAAGAGGGTATGTTCAAGCCACTATTTTGCATCGCCATGTCGATTTCTTGGATTGCAGCAAATTGTGTGGCATTTCTGCACTACCCTCTAAAACCGATTTTAAGGCCCATACAGCACGATTTGAGTTTGAGGGTAGGTCAGTATGGAAAGAGGTCGAGTCCGAAAAGGTTCTGGTTCTGTTCTGTTTCTGTTCCAATGCTGCAATGACGTTCCGAATGACAACCAAATGACGTCCCAAATGACTACCGATTATAATGAAAATAAATCTGTGGATAACTTACACAAAATGGACGTCATGGGACGTCATTAGGGACGTCATTATTCAACAGCAAATGACGTCCGGATTATTGGCGGAATTGCGCCATTCGGGGATGCTAATTGTCATATTGCCATTATATTTGTTTAAAGTCAGGTTTTATAAAATGGGTATATATATAACCTATACGGTACGCTGTACGCATTTCGTCAGCGACTGGTGTTTTTGAAATCATGACGTCCCTTACTGTATTAACACAGTAACACACCTAGCTGTTTGTTCTCATTGGTTGACGTTAACGTCAAGCGTTCTGGCATGACTTGGATTGTCATGACAACATGACGTCTGCTGGTGTATTAACACACTAACACACCTAGCTAGCTAGCAATGTGTTTTTTCCAATTCGCGCAAGCGCAGAAAGGGAAAGGCCATTCCTAATTCTAGCTAGCAAGAACATAAGCAGAACGCTAATCACTGTGTTAACACAGCAACACACCTAATGCTGGCAGCACTGTGTTAGTGTATTAATACAGTAAATATTTGGAGGGGGTGGGTAGGGCCGGTGGGCCGCGTGACTGTCACGGGAGGGATCGCAAACAATTTTTTTATTTTAAAAAATATGCTACAAAGTATTTGGAGCGGTTGGGAATGAGGCGGTTGCGATCAGTCCTCTGGCCCACAGGCGATTGTCGAGTAGCCGCCGCTCTAGTTTATTTTTTTTGCAATCCGGTTTGCAACACACTATAGTACGCCCAATGACTTTCTACTCACTGCCATTTACACCAGAGCGGATGCAGGCCACCGAGTCGCGGCTGGAGTCTATCTACGAAGCTGCACGCTATGGGCTAAAGGGTGACAGCCTTGCTATGGCCGCCGGCATGACCCCGCGGCAATTCCGCGTGCTAGCCGACGCTGACCCTTTGGTCGAGATGGCTGAGATCAAGGGCAGGGCTGACGGCGAGATGGTAGCGGCCAAGACCATGTACGAAGCGGCACGCGATGGTGACAGCAAGGCTGCGCTGGAGATACTCAAGCATCAGCACGGCTGGGTAGCCAAGCAACAGATCGACGTAAACATCGACCAACAGATAAGCATCACAGGCGCGCTAGAAAAAGCACAGACGCGCGTCATCGAAGGGCTGTACACAGAACTGCCCCGCCTAGAGGACACCAGCAATGCAAGCACCGATATATTCAGCCCAAGACGAGATGGAGTTGATGGCGAGGCTGTGGTCACCAAGCCTAAAAGATGACCCGCTAGCGTTCGTACTGTACACATTCCCGTGGGGCCAAGCAGGCACACCGCTGGAACATTTCCCCGGCCCGCGTAAATGGCAACGCCAGATACTAGCTGACTTGCGTGACCACATAAAAGAGAACAACGGTAAGGTTGACTTCTCAACTGCACGGCTGGCGATTGCGTCAGGACGCGGTATTGGCAAGTCCGCTTTAGTGTCATGGCTGACGATATGGATGCTGTCATCAAGGATCGGCAGCACTACCATCGTGTCGGCCAACTCCGAGGCGCAGTTGCGCTCGGTCACATGGGCAGAAATAACCAAGTGGCTAGCCATGAGCCTAAACAGTCACTGGTTTGAGATAGCCGCCACACGCATCATGCCCGCCAAGTGGCTGACAGAACTGGTCGAGCGTGACCTCAAGAAAGGTACGCGTTACTGGTCAGTCGAAGGGCGGCTGTGGTCAGAAGAGAACCCTGACGCATACGCAGGGGTCCACAACTTCGACGGTGTGATGCTGATATTTGACGAAGCCAGCGGTATCCCAGACTCGATATGGTCCGTATCAGATGGTTTCTTCACAGAGAATACACCACATCGGTTCCATCTGGCGTTCTCCAACCCGCGGCGCAACACAGGCTATTTCTACGAAACGTTCCACAGCAAGCGGGCGTTCTGGTCAACACGCGTCATCGACGCACGCGATGTCGAGGGTACAGACAAACACCTGTACCAGCGCATTATTGATGAGTACGGGCCAGACAGCTACCAAGCCAGTGTCGAAGTGTACGGTAACTTTCCATCAGAAGGTGACGATCAGTTTATCGGCAGCAATCTGGTCGATGATGCCATGAAGCGTGCGCCTGTCAAAGATACTAGCGCGCCCATCGTCATAGGTGTGGACCCTGCACGGTTCGGGGCTGACGCTACGGTCATCGCTGTGCGCCAAGGACGTGACATCCTAGAGTTGCGGAGGCACCGCGGTGCGGACACTATGGAAGTGGCAGGCCATGTTATCGACGCCATAGAGCAGTTCCAGCCGGCGCTGGTCTGCATCGACGAAGGCGGACTAGGCGCCGGCGTCGTGGACAGGCTGAAAGAGCAGCGGTACAAGATACGCGGCGTAAACTTCGGCAACAAAGCTAAGAACCAGACCATGTGGGGTAACAAGCGCGCAGAGATGTGGGGCGCCATGCGTGACTGGCTCAGGACGGGCCACATCCCGACAGATAGGTTCCTGAAGACGGACCTCATAAGCCCGCGGACCAAGCCTGACAGCAGGGGGACACTGTTCCTAGAAAGCAAGAAAGATATGAAGTCGCGCGGGCTGGCCTCGCCAGACGCAGCGGACGCCATAGCGGTCACGTTCGCGTTTCCTGTAGCATCTACTGATCCGCGTCTGACACGCGTTGACAAGCATCGTACAAGAGGCTATTCTCCCGGCGGAATATCTACATCGTGGATGGGCAGTTAATGGCTGACAAGAAGAAATCAGTGTCGCTATCCGTTGGCAGAGGCGAGAAACTGCCTGTGTCAAAGGGTGCGGGCCTGACAGCCGCTGGCAGAGCCAAGTATAATGCTGCTACAGGTAGTAACTTAAAGGCGCCTGCGCCCAGCCCGAAAACAAAAGCAGATGCAGGACGCAAAGCGTCATTCTGCGCGCGCATGGGTGCAGTAGCTGCTAAGGCCAAAGACGGCGAACGCGCCAAAGCTAGTTTGAAAAGGTGGAAATGCCCATGAAACCCGGACTGTACGCAAATATCCATGCTAAAAAAGCCCGCATAGCTGCTGGCTCTGGTGAGAAAATGCGTAAGGTAGGCTCTAAGGGCGCCCCCACCGCCAAGGATTTCAAAGAAAGCGCCAAAACCGCTAAAAAACCAGCTAAGAAGGGTAAGTAAATGCCAGCATATAAAGGTTCAAAAGTTTTAGGGACTCTTCGGGGTGGAGTTAGTGCTAAAGGTGGCACGGCTCCAGTTGCAGGAAAAACAGGCACTCAGGGCGCGCGCACAACCGACCCTAAAATGGTGGGTAAACCTACCATGAGCAACAAAAATAACGACCCTAACAACACATACACACGCGCTATGTCATCGCCAAAACCAAAAGCGCCGCCAGTTGTTAGCGCCGCTGAACGCGCTGCAATTGCTAACCGCGACCCAGCCCGCAAAGCAGCAGCCGCAAAGATTATGGCACGCGAAGGCACAACAAGCGCGGCAGGCGGTCGTTCAACAGCCAAGCCGCAGATCATTCGTACCACTACGGCGATGAAGCCAACTCCAATGGGCAAAAAGCGTTAATTATGCCCCTTACTAAGTCACCCAGCAAAGCTGCGTTCCGCAAGAACATCAAAGCAGAAGTAAATGCGGGTAAACCTGTGAAACAAGCCGTCGCCATCGCTTACAGCGTGAAGCGCGCCGCCAGCAAAGGCAAGAAATAATCTATGGCCGACCCCACAGGCATTGAAGCGGCAGGAAAAGTTGCCAACGTAGGATCGAACGCGCCTAAGACAACGCGCGACGATCACGATAAGATGGCTACCATGCGTAGCCGTCTTACGATGGCGCAGGCTGCGTATTCAGACAGCCGTGAGGACGAACTAGACGATCTACGCTTTATGGCCGGCAGCC